AAGAACTCTGAGTTGGTTGCAAAAATAATTGACCAACCTAATAATAATCCTACTACTATATCCAATTATAAATCCCCCATATTCTTGCGGTTAAATAACAAATCTCCATCAACATTCGTGGAGTATCTCTATCTTGTTTAGCGAACCATATCCAAGCTACACAAGACAATGAAGAAACAGCCCACCCAATCCATTGTAAATGTACATGACCAGAAGTCAGTAACAGTAGGGAGAAGACCGCTCCTATAAAAGCTAACCAACGATACATTATTAGTCAACTAGAATAAACTTTTTTAAAGGAACAAGATACATTCTACTAGCATTATTATCACCACCATTAACTATGTGAGTATTTTTAACTTTATCTTTTAAATCTGCAACACTTTCAAGTAATCGTGTATGAACTGTAGTAGTACCATCTGGTAATCTTTTATGTAATTCTATAATCCAATATTCTGCTTTAGTTGCATCAATACCACTAGCTTTACCATAGTTTACAAACTCGATAGCAACATTCCCTGTATCTTGCCACATGAAATCACTCTTAACTTCAATCAAAGATTCAGTAAGAATATTATATAATATCTTCTCTCTTTCATTTCCCTCTGCAAACATTCTATGTAGTCTATCTTTAGTAGACTCAGGTATATTATTTAATTTTAAATCACAATCTTTACGTTCTTCAACTGTAGGTTGCACCTCTTGTGGTACGTTTAAGATTCCTTCTTTTGGAAATTCAAGTGTTGGCATAATAAACTCCTAATGTGTTTCAGCCCAAGACATTCCGACCTTGGCATCTGCATTGAGCTGTATGTGCATATTAAAAAAATCTGATACCTTACTTATGCATGGGTCAGCAAGGCTAACAAGTTCCTCCGCTTGGTCTTTTCTTACTTCATATTGTTGTTCATCATGAATAGTGTTAACTAGGTATGCATCTAGTTTTCTTTTCATAATTTCTTCATCTAAAAATATAGACCATTGCTTACAACAAATAGCACCAGCTCCTTGAAGTAAACTATTTAATGCTTTTCTTTGTTGTCTAATCATTAATCTCCTTCCATCAATACCTCTAACGTATCCTCTTTTGGCAGCACGTTCTACATTTCTAATAAGATTAGCTAACTTAGGAACATTAGACAAGAATTTTTTTCTTAACTGACTACCTTGTTGTACTGAACCATTAATTATAGCACCTAGTTTTTTATCTGAAGCACCATAATTAAAAGCATAAATAAAAGTTTTTGCATCAGCTCTTGTAGGTAAACCTGCAAGTTTCTGATTGTAAGCATGAGGGTCTCCATTGACTACCTCATGAGAATACGCATCATCTTTCATATAATTTGCTAACATTCTTAATTCTAAACCTTTTGCATCCATTCCTACAAGAACATAATCATCATTAGGTACTGTCCAACAACTACGAAACTCATATCCATAGGGTTTATCATTAGCTACAATGTTTGCCATGTTAGGATTTCTATGAGTCATTCTACCTGTAACAGCTCCCATAGTATATACATCTCCATGTACTCTACAGGTATCATCTACTTCATCTAACCATGCTTCAATAGTTTTAGCTCTTGTTGTTAACATCTTCCATTGTGATAACTTTTGTAATGCTTCTGGTGCTTTATCTGATATTGTTTCTAAATTTATTTCTGTAATCTTAGGTGAACCTTTAGGTGTAAACTGTGTAGGTTTCCAACCATACTGATTCAGTCTATCTATAATTTGTTTAGGGCTACCTAAATTAAACTTCTGAAACTCAACAATACTAAATGCACCAACAACATTTTCTATTTTTTGCAGACCTACACTAGACAACGTACCATCTTTTTTAATACGAGGTGTAACTTCCTTTACTAATTTTGGTTTAAGAGGAACTTGAGTAAGGATATCATATTCAATCTGATTTGCTTCCTGTTTAATTTTAGCCATTAACGTATGAGCTTTTCTAACATCTAAATAAAACCCACGATTCTGTTGCCTGTTAATAACGTGTCGTATCTTATGCTCTAAGATAATAGATTTGTAAGAAAAATCTTGTCGTTCTTTCTCCATAAGATAGGTATACAAAGCACTTGTAATCTCAACGTCCATCTTACAATACTCTAACATCTCTTCAGAGAAACCAGAGAAATCATTGAAGTCTATCTTAGTCATTCCCACAAGAGGAGCAAGGGCAGCAAGACTGTGTTTACCTTCTCTATCAGGATTAAACAACTGTGAAAGAACAAGAGTATCTCTAATCTTATTTATTGGTAAAGCAGTACCCCACAATTTGTTAAGTATTGGAGCATCAAAAGAAAGAATGTTATGTCCCACATAGTAATCATATTTTTTTAACTCCACTAGAAGTTTATCTGGTTCTCTATAAAAAGAAACGTCACCTGTTTGTAAATCCTTGGTGACGCATACATAAATTGTATTAGCATTAAGAGCATCTGTCTCAATGTCTAATACTAAAATCTTTTCTTCCATTTTAATTATCCAATTTCAAATAAGTTTCCTTTATATTATTTATCTTAGCTTTCTCCAAAGCCTCTTTATTTGTTTTCGCAACACCAACAACTACCCACTTGTAAGGAGAATTAAAAAAACTTTCCTTAGATTTATTATACATTCTCCACTTCTGTTCGTCCCATTTTTCTACTAAAGACAAATGCATCTTAGCCCAAACCTTGAAGCTCCCACTTAACTTTTCGTGAACGACTTCGGATTTCTTTACGATTTTTTTATTTTTTAAGTATTTTTTTATTAGATTTTCCATTGTACCCTATAGGTTATTTAAGGTTTATACTATTACTTATTTTAAATCTTTAACATTTGTTATCCTTATAGGTAACATATAATTGTGTCAGAATCAAGGCAGATATGTTGTATTATTGCATCACTTTGTCATAAAGATACTGAACAAACCATTTATTATCAAATAACAAAGCAGTTAAAGCATTAGCTTGAGTTAAAACAAACTTCTCTTCTGTATCTTCATCAGATAACACACCACCTTTACCTGTTTCTCCCATATCACTTACAATAGCATGAAGTAATTCATGTACAAAAGTATTAACTTCATCTCTTACTTTAAGTTTATCCTGTAAGTCTATAGTAGAAATACGTTCTTGATATTGACCATACTCTTCACACATATGGCCTTTATTAAAATTAGCAGGAGTAACTTTTATTTTAACAATACGATACCCTACTTTAATTTCTTTGTTATGAAGAGGATTAATAGTTGTTTTTTTAGTAACCATTACTGTCCTTTCTTTTTAAATTATTGATAGTCAACACAAATCTAACTCTTAAACTAAATCATTTCTTCTAAAATAGTCAACAGTTTTTACCAATCTTCTTTGAAATTCTTTAGTTTCATGAGGACAATTATTAATACCGCAAGGAAATATGGCAGGTTTATTGCCTGTTTTTTCCCAACATTTAATAGTACAAACAGGACAAGCTCCTGTACAATTACCAAAATCTTTTTCTACAAATCTACTGTTCCAATACCGCTTCATACTCTACTCCTTTTCTTTCTGCTCTCTTAAAGCTTTAAGAATAGTTTGTTCTACTAACATTAAAAACCAATCACTCTTAATAAGTTCTTCTAATCTAACTGTTATCATTTCTTCTAACAAGTTTGCTATTTGTTGGCTAGAGTTTTTTATTACCATACTAGTCCTCCTCTTTTTTTAAAGTAATTCCAGCAACAATTCCTTTTCCATCACAATCATAACAAGTGGCGGCATCATCTATCCCTACTAACAACTCACCTGTCCCACCACACAACCAACATTCTTCATCATGTGTAATGTATCTAATAACTTTATCCATGCATCCCCCACTTATTATGGTAGTCCTTAATAATACTATCATCATATAAAATGCCTTTTAAAATATGAGCTATAACATCAACTGTAAAACCATTCCCAAGCATCTTATATCTCTGACTGTTGCTTACACCTTTGTCTGTGTACCCGTCAGGTAGGGTTTGCAGTCTCTCACATTCCAGAGGTGTAAGTTTTCTCCAATGTAAATCTTTTATATCTACTGCTACATTATCTTTCTGTACTGTAGTAAGTGTATTTGTTTTACCATCTGTGCGAACTTCAAGACGTTGCTCTGTCAAACCTGCAACCTTTTGTTTATGGTCTTGACGCACACCATCTATTGTATATCTTCCTCTCCATGCACCACATAAAACTTTTGGTTCTCTATGTCCACCCTGCATAGTAGTTAGTGCAGGTGCTTTACCCTGTGGGTGATACACTCGCTTGATACTGTCGTGTCCTTTGAGGTCTGCATCTCCCACATGACACAATCCATCTTTACTAAATACTAATTGTCTTCGGTGTTTCTCAAAGTATGATTTAAGATTACCGCCTTTATACACTATACCATCTTCCAATATATCCTGTAAAAGTATACCTTTGTCATCTGGCTGTGTAACATTAGGTATGTTTGTCCAATACAATCTGTATCTATTTTGAGCAGAAACTAATCGACTATTAATAGCTATAGGTTCTACTCCAAGATGCTCAGATATAATATCTTGATGTTCTTTTTTCATTCGTACATTTTCAAGCAGAAAGTATTTGGGTTTCAATAAATTCTTTAGTTTTACAAACTCAAAAAACAATTTACTTCTAGGGTCATCAAAATTTAACTGCTTACCAGCAAAACTAAATCCCTGACATGGGCTACCACCTATCATTATGTCTACCTCTGGATAGCCACGTTCTGTCCAAAGATGTTCACATTCAGTTACATCTCCTATGTGATGTATGTCTGGGTAGTTTCTCTTGGCTACTTGGATAGCATACTTATCTATCTCACTTGCCATGTGCCACCTAACATTTATACCTGCTCTATCAAGTGCAACTCTGTCCATAGAACAGCCAGAAAAAAGTGATAAGACATTGTACTTAGTCATTAGTTATCTCCTCAATAATAACATCATCATATCCATCATCAATCCATTGGTCATAATCTCTCTCCGCATCTTTATAATCTACATAATAATCTGGAGTATCTCCTACCCAAACTACCCAATTATACTTAGTCATTAGTTACCTCCTTCAATTAATCACGTTGGATAAATAAAAACCCACCACCATTACCTTCTTGGTCCATGCTTACATCAACTTGATAAGTATTTCCTTTTTTATCTTGAGTAACAAAAATAGGAAATGGATTTAATCCGTGTTCCGTATCATTAAAATGAAACTCTTTTATTGTATGACCAATTAATTGACTAAAATGTTCAATCGCATACTCTTTATCTTCAATTTTAAAATTACTCATGTGTACCTCCATCAATACTTATCTCATTAATTAATGATTTTAAATGTTCAACGGAACAATGTGCATTGTTTTTATTTGCATTTATAATCATTGTATCCTTTCTATGTTGCTATTTTTTAAGTTAAAAGCTGTATCTCTAATAGTAATACCCTCAGTTCCTCATAGGTTAATCCTGCTTCAATCCATTCAGGAATAATCTGCTCGGCTTGTTCTAAGGCTTTGTAATACCTCGCTTCTTTATCTATTGTTGCTCTATAATCTTCACTCATTCGTACCTCCATCATCATCTACGTTAGGTCTATTCCTACCCATAGCAAACTCACCTAGAGTTTTCTTTTTATCTTTAGTTTCAATAGCCATAGCCCACAGTGAACAGACCACAACAGTAGGCAAAACAAATACCATCTGCTCTGTTAGAAAGGCAACTGTCCAACAAGGAATTAAGACCACTAAAGATTTTTTAATTAATGCTACTATCATTAGTATAACTCCGCCTCAAAATTACAAGAACCATTTTCATTAACACAGTCTAAAATTTCATTACCTAATTGTAAACGTGCATACCACACTAGTAACTCTGTCAATCGTTCTTTAGATACTTTTAAATGTTCTTCTAATTCTTTAGATGTATATCCATTATGTTCCTCAAAGAAAGCATCTATCTTTTCTTTGAAATCTCCTAATTGCATTACACAAAATTCAATACCAGAGATAATACTTTCTTTATGTTCATCTTCATCAAAGTAGTATTCCAAAGTATTAGGAGCTTCTCCTGTACTTCCAAAGAAATCTGCATCATCACTATCTTGAACGGCAAACCAAAATTTACCATTGATATCTCCACGATAGTATCTACCCATTAGTCTTCTCCTTTAATAATTGTAAATATTTAGTGTGATAATAATGTAATTGTTTTTCTAATTCCATTATCTCTCTCTTTAACATCTCTTCTCTTGTTAAAACTTTAGGAGCATCTTTAAGATACTCAAACTCTTCATCACCATGCATAGCTTATCCTTTCCTTAAATGTGAGTGGTAGGTGTGTAGGTTCTGAACTATGGAAGGAAGGATACTGATACAAAACCTACACTAAAGACTCTACCATGCCTAAAGGACTACCAGTATCCTAACTGATAATACCTTTTGTTTTTACAAATCGTTTACTAACTTGTTTTTTAATCTCTTCTTTTATTTGTTTGTTTCTTTCTGGAGTTAATCCTATAACTTCAACTCTAGAATCAAACCAATCTTTTTCAGAAGATTTGTCCTTAGTATTTTTACTAGACATTAAACATACTCCTTTTTATTTATCACAAACATAAAATAAATGATTATCTACTTGTCCTAAATATACCATACATTCTGCAAAAATCCAATAAGGAGTAACAAAAGGAGTATGATAATGCGTAGCACCTTGCACACTCGCAATCGTTGCTCCAGATGCAATAAAAAATTCTACTGCTTTTT